GAGCCATCGGCCGCAGAATTTACAAGTTGTTTCTTTCAAAACCATCGCGACCGCTGCGCCCGTTTCCTCACGGATGCGAGTACATAAATCGTCGTATTTGCCTTTGGCGACGGTCATGGCGTCATCTGCCGATCTATATGTCTGAATTGATCGCAAATAGTTTTGATCTTATCCAGGGGGGCCGCGTTAAAATCGTAATGCGGCGCAATAAAATCCTCGGCTATGAAAACCGCTTCAAATAGCATAGCGATTAAAAGGGCTTGTTCATCACGAACTTTCGTTAATAGCCCAATAGCTGATTTGAAATCGTCTTGATTGGCACTGCCCGCGTTGATGTCGGTCGTATCCGATGGGATACACCAATGGGTTCCGGTCTCTTTAACACCATTCACCCAAAAACATTGGTCGCCTTCGTCAAAATAAGCCACGACAAAACGGTATGCGCTAAGTCTTAATACAACTTCGCATCCCCACGATCCTTCGGGGCCGCCGAAAAACCGTTCGGTTTTATCGCTTGGCAGGCGGTCTTTAACGCTGATCCAGTCCATAGTGTTGTCCGGTTATAGGTCGGACAATTATCGCCGAAAAAAAGAGAAAGGAGCGGGAAATTTTGCCTATTATTCTGCGCGCTGGCCGCGAATATCAAACATCACCGGCCTTCCTCTCTTTTCAGATACGCTCCCCGTTTCTCGACGGATCATTGGCGGTCTTTCGACTGTGCCGATTGCCTGATATGTGCTACGTGGCCAGCGCTCAGATGATTTTATGCCGAAAAAAATTGATATGGAAGGAAGCCGCAGCAGCGTGCCGAGCCGGGGGTGATAGCCGACCGAGGCGAAATTTTCCACATTTTTTGCCTGAACGCGGGTTGCTATCCCTCGCTCAATCAAGGCAATTCAATCACTTACATGGATAATGGCCATATCCTGCCCAAAAGTACGGGGAATCGGCGTTTATCCACAGATCGGAATGGGTAAAAATTCCGGGGAATATATATTGTGACGCGTCGCTATCACATTACAATCCGTATTGTTGTATCCCACTATAAACCCTATGGAGATGCTCTGTAATGGACGAAACACGCCTATACGCCTTTATAGCTGAGTCAAACGCAATTGAAGGCATTCACTCAGTATCCGAATCGGATATCGCTGCACATCGGAAGCTATTGGCCCTTGAGTCAATCACAGTGCCGGACGTTGAATCCTTCGTTATTGCCATAACCGGCATATTCCACCCCTTACGAGACAGCGCAGGAATGAACGTAACCGTAGGCAAATATGAACCACCGAAGGGCGGCGATATCGTGCGCGCAACGCTTGGCGGATTATTGTTCGAAATACTAGGCATGTCGCCCTATGTCGCACACCAACGCTATGAGCAATTGCACCCATTCATGGACGGCAACGGCCGAAGCGGTCGAGCGTTGTGGGCATGGCATATGAATAAGGAAGGCCGCGACCCGTTCGCGCTGCCGTTCCTGCATCGTTGGTACTATGAATCGCTTAACAATTGGAGGGGATGAGATGTTTAACCAAATCATGAATTGGCTCGCGCACCCAACGCTGTTACTAACGCGCATCTATCGCAAATATGACCCGGCCAAAATTGGTGCTGGATTGGCGCTACTTTGGATTGCTGGCGTCATGATCGACATCTATCTACATCAATTGATGTGGGCATATCTATCCGGGCTGATTGCTTTCCTGTGCCTAGTCATCGGCTTTCTATTGCGCGCTCTTTTCCGCATGAAAGACGAGCTAAACAATGCCATTAAGGCAAATCAATCGCTATATGAACAGGCCCAAGGCGCATATTTAGAGGAATTACATAAAAGCATTCAAGCCATGGGCGAAGATATCGCGCGCCGCTTAACCGGTGAGGAAGAATCGACGACGCAAAACAAACATTAGCTTTTGGGTATATACTGATATTGATTAACCCGGAGATCGCAACCGATGAAAACCTTAACGCTGTTCGTTGTCCTATTCCTGGCCGCTTATGATTGCAACGCCGATTGTTTGTGCGTGTGCGTCAATGGCACAGTCCGCCCGATATGCACTAGTCCGCTCGATTTCAAACCATTGTGTACGCCGGCGGCGTGTCCGATTGGGCCTACTGGGCCGGATGGCTTCACGCCGATTCAGGTTCGAGACGAGCCGCGATGCTACATGCAATCGGATTACGATCCGGCAACGGCGCGCATCGTCTGGCATCAAGTCTGTAGCTAATAACCGGCCACAGGTTGAGGCGCATTACCCTGCGCCATTTGCTGGCGTAACCAGTCGCTATATTGCGGGAATTCCTGCCCGTTCATTTGCGCTTGGATATTGAGCTTTTGCCAGATCGGATAGAACTTCATATCAACGATCCCCTGTCCTGGGGGTGGCGCAGCGGTGCGTATGTCGGGCGAATTATCGATATTAGCCATTAATGTTTTGCCTCCTGCGGTATGTAATCGCCTCGAATCGCTTCAACAAACGCTTCGCCATAACGCTCGCGCAGCATCTCGAGCAATTCCTCTGGCTTAATGCTTTCGTTCTTCGTAGTGATTTCACTTGCACTCAGCGTCGGCATGACGCGATCCAATAGCACGCTTCCCGCTTTCACTTGCGCAGGCGACATCGTGACGGGCATCGATACCGGCGCTTTCTCGAGCATGGCCACGTATTGGTCGATGGTGATATTCGCCGCGTTCAACATCTCTTGTGTCGGTTCCTTGGGAACGACGGCGCAATCTTCGGGCGCCTGACAACCAGCGGCGAAGGCTTCAAGGCGGCTGATGATCTTCGATATATTGATCTTGTCGCGCCATGTTTCGGCCCGTTCCTGCCAGCTTTTACGGGCGGTATTCGCGGTTTTGGTGGTTACTCGTGCCATGATTTATAAGCCTTTTTTTGTACTGATATATCAATAATTTAGGTATATACCGTTCGTCGGATTGTGGTATATACCCTGTAATATTGGTATATACTGAAATTGAGGTTAAACAAACTTACTGGAGATCGCAAAAATGGCCCACATGAACCAAGAACGTAAAGCGAAAATAGCCGCCCGCGTTAAACCGATTTTGAAAAAATACGGAGTGAAAGCGACACTAAGCGTTCACAATCATTCAACCATCTGCCTCAATATCGCCAGCAGCGGAATTGATTTCATCAAGAACTATAACGAAATCCTTGAAGCCAAAAGAGCTTATCGGTCAGTTAGTGACTACTCGCCCGATAAATATATGGATGTAAATCCGTATTGGTTCCATGAGCAATTCAGCGGCAAGGCTCTTGAGTTCTTAACCGCTGTTTTTAGCGCATTGAATTTAGAAAATGATGAAGACGCCAATTTCGATAAAAGCGACAGCATGAGCGACTATTTCCACGTCGGCTGGTATGTATCCGTTAGCGTCGGCAGATGGAACAAGCCCTATAACCTCGTGAGCTAGGTTGCTGCCTGCCGCTTCAATCGAGGCGGCAGACGGGAGCAAGCCAACCAAAGGAGATCGCTAACCATGAAACGCATTTACTTTCTTTTGATGTTCATTCCCGCTGTCGGCTTCGGTGCCGATTACGCGGGGCTGTCGGTCGGCTCATCGCTTTACGATATCGATTTTCCGGGGGTCGAACACGGATATGACTCGGAGAATTCGCAATCGACCGCCGTCTATATCGGGCGTACCTATGGCGATCATTTCGCCGCCGAGATGGAATACGCCGAGCTTGGCACATTCTGGATTCGCAATACTGACCACGAAACGGACGCGACAATTAGCGCGCTATCGCTTTCCGGCCTCTCGCATTTCGGCCCGGCCTTCGTGAAGGTCGGGGCGGAATACTGGATGCTGAAGGCAACGTTTAACGGCCACCCGGAAGGAGTCAACGGGTTCGGTCTTGTCTACGGCGTGGGTGCAGATATCCCACTCGGTAACGCTTCACTCCGCGTCGGGTTCGATAAGCACGTCGGCATTGATGACCAACGCGTGGACGTTAACCCAGGGGTAACGCGTTTCTCCATCGGCCTTAAATTCAATTTAGGGGAATAGTTATGCAAAAAAAGATTGCCAATATTTTCAAAGACGATGCCGTCATCGGCTTACCGATGTTTTTTTCTTTTATGGCGAGCTTTTTCCACGTGACTTGTAAACGGAATATTTCAGATTTAGGCGAATATCTCGCTACGATTTTGGCGGAGTCGGTATTCCTGACGATGCTTGCTTATTTAATTATCGCTGTAGCTTGTTATATCTATTTTTTTCTAACCCGGAGATCGCAAACCATGAAACGCAAAGAAAGCAAATTACAAATTGAACGTGACGCGCGCCAAGCAATAGCCGTTCTTATTGGTATGTTGGTATTCGTCGTCCTCACTATAGTTTGGTGCGCCACTATAAGCCCGGCTATCGACAAGTATAAAAACGCGCACGCTCCACGTTATCAACCCGATAGTCTTTTTGTTTCAGCGCATCGCAAAGGCGTCGCGCAATTTGTTCGGCTAGTAAACCCGAATGGCTGGACCGCAACTTACGTAAAATTTCCATGCCATAAGGACGAGAATTGCATTGTAACAACCAATGTTGAATTTAATTCCGAATGCAACTTACCGCGCGGCACCTATCTCCGAATGATTTCCGATTTAGGAGATACGGCAATCCTTCAAGTTGATGACGACGTAAAGATCGGATGCCAAAAAGGCGCGCTCATCGAAATGAATTACGTTGAGTTAGAAAAACTTATCAAGATGGGCAAACCACCGATTACCCGCAAACAACTTACGGAGGAAAAACGGAAATTAGTCCAACAGGTCTGGGACGACTACAAAGAAGACCATTAGCAAATATCGTTAAAGGAGATCGCAAATCATGAAAACGTTACTACAAGTATTAAACGGCAAGACTGAAATTTTAATGATGGCGCTTAACACGGCCGCCGCGAAGTACGACGAAGAGGCGCGCATGCTTCGTTCGCAATACCCGAACCTTGCGGACAATTACGAAAAGCGTGCGGCCGAAGCGCGCGAGCTACACAACGAATTACACGGCGTAAAAGCGTTTGGGGGCGTAGATTGAAACTCTATCGCGTCCAATACGTGTTGGATATCGAAGCGGATTCGCCTTATGAAGCCGCGTTGAAAACCAAAGAAGTGCAGGCGTCGCGATACACACCCGCTAATTACTATACCGTTTATGAATTGACGGATCGCGGGATGTTAAGCGGCATTGAACACGAAATCGACTTGAATGATCCGGAGGTCAAATGAAAAAACTTAAGCACGCAGGTCGTCCGCGTGTTTCGATCAATATCAAAAAACGCCCTATCAGTTTGAAACTTTCCGGATGGCTTTTAGACTGGATGGACAAACAAAAAGACAACCGGGCGCAATTGATCGAACACGCATTGATCCAAACGCACAACCTAAAACCGCCGTCAGAGTAAAACTAAAAGCGCCTCATCATCGAGGCGCTTTTTTATTTCTTGTTCCTCGCGAATCGCCGCATCGATTTTGATTAACCGGATTAATTCTTGTTCTTTTTCCGGCGTCCAGGTTGGCAATGTCAGCGTATCCATAAACGAGAACGGGGCCAACGTGAGTCGGCCCCGCATGTGTCGCACCGAAAGGAGATCGCAAAATCGCAAGACGGCGGGCACATGGTAAGAATATCACAAAAAAACCCGGCGTTTGGCCGGGTTCAACTAGTGAGGTAATCAGGGAGGAAACTACCCCATTCTTATAAGGATTATAGGCCAATCATTGACCATATCAAGCGCGCAAACGCTTCGCCATGCCATTCAATCCGATGGCCTCGTAACGATCAATTAACGCTCGAATTGCCGAGTATTTCTCCTTCCAATGTTTGCACCATGTATCGGGGTTAATATCCAAAATCCGGCATCGGTCAGTTTCTTTCATATTGCCTTTTCCGGTCGCCGCGCACCGATCACAATCCCTAACGGCCGATGATTGCTTTAAGCGCTTTTTCTTGCTCGGCAGGATATGGCCGCGCCCTTTGCATTCGGCACAGAGCGGCGGGGAAATTGCCTCATAAAGCGCAAGCCGACAAAGATCGCGCAGGAATCCGGGGCGCGGGATGCGCCAACGCTTGGGGGCCGCGATATTGGATACAACTTCCTGTAATAAGCCGCGCTCGATAGCGTTCAATAGCTCGCCTTCAAGATCGTTGATCGGCCCCGGATCGTCGGCGTATTTAATCCGAATCAACAGACGCGCGGGCAAAGCGCGCACCATGGCAAGCGCCAAATTGATATCGTCTTGGCGCAATGCGCCGAACGTTGCGATAGCGGGTTCGAACCGTTCAACTCTCGCGGTTAGCATGGCTATAAGTTCGGCGGCGCGTTCAGGTCGCAAGCGAGTTCACCCATTTTTCAGCGTCAGCAAGACTGGTTAAGATCACAACGGGCGCTGGCATATCCCGTTCGAATTTCTTTTGCGCGTCAGTGCGCTTCCACCCGAGAAAGCCATTTTTAATTTCGACCATGTACCATTTCCCGCGATAGGCACAGAGCAAATCCGGAACGCCGCGCCCAACGGATGAGAGAATAAATACCCCCATCCCCACGTTTCGCAGGAATCCCACAATTACCATCATGTTGTGGTCAGATCGTTTAAGCGCCATAGCCATGAGGGAGAAATTGCTCCACGTGGAATTCTTTAGCCCAATTAATCACGATTAACGGTGAGACATCACCGAACGAATCGGCATTGAATTTAATTTTGAGCGTATCCCACGCCCAACGCTCGACGTATTTAATCCGCATCCGTTCCATCCACTGACGGCCGGATTCCGCGAGCATGTGCTCGGCGTCCGAATCATGCTCATCGAGATAGCGATCAAACACCGATTCGCCTTTGGCATGATGGCGCATATGCTCATCATGGGTTAACGGGATGCAGGCATATTTCGGCTTTAATCCCACCCCGCGCCCATACTCAATACGCGAGACGTGCGCGGCTTCGCATCTCCCCTCGCCGTTTACATACTCGCTATAGTCGCCAGACCACGCGGACGGCTGGCGCTGAACCCAGGCGCGAAACTCATCGTCCGTCCCGATCACTTCCCACACTTGGGGCATACGGAAAAAACCCGAGAGCTTTAATTGCCTTGCCGCTTCGCCATGGGGTTTTTTGTGTTCGGGTTTTTCTTTTGCGCCCACTTCCGAGAACGCCGCGCCGAATTGATGGCCGACTTTCCCGATGAAATGCGAGATCGTCGCCGCATTTTCTAGCGGCACCGCAAATGTTATTAACGCTTCTTGCGTGCTAACGCGTGTCCGAACCGCTTCAAGGGTTACGATAATGGCGTTCAATAGGGCGGCTCCTGTTCGTTCTGGATCGCTGCGCGTTCAATTTTGGCCTCGCGTTCGGCTTCGATCTCATCGCGCGTTTTGGCGGGCCGTAGCGAGGTTGGCAAAAGATGTGTCATCTTGTTTTGCGTCATGTAGGCAATACATGCATCCCGATTCGATGCGCCGGGATTTTTCGCTTTGTATTCCTCAATGAATTTTTTAATCTCGCGCCAGTTTTTACCGGTTGGTTCGGATGCTTTGGGGTTGGCGATTTCGGCGGCGGATGATGGCGGGACTTTCCACCCGCAGCGGCAAAACCGCTGATTCATATAGACGACGCGGCCACAAGATGCGCAGTTCATACACATTCACCCAGATATTGCTCGAAATTGGACGCGCGAAATAACGTTGATGGGCGAAGGTATTGGCGCATCTTGTCATCGGTTGCCCAGTCGCGATGCTTGCGAGCAATAACGGTTTTGCAATCCTGAACGGTTACGCCGGATTTCAATCGATCAATGATGATGCGCAAATTGGTGGTGGGCTGCCCTCTCCCATCCAATGCACGATAAACACGTTTGGTCTTCGCGTTTAGGAAATCGAGTACTTCAATTGCCTGCGATACGTAGCTGTCGCGTGGCGAACGCGACAATGTAGTTTTTACTTCTCCCTTTCCTTCTCCTTCTCCTGGTGTAGCATTGCGTAACAAATCGTTACTCGGCGTTTCATCGGCGTTACGTTTACGCCAACGTTGTACGCGGTCCTTTGATTTCTCGGCACGCTCCATTCGACGCGCAATCTCACGATATTTCCGATAGTTGACGATCCACCATCCGCGATTTTCAGTACCGCCCGTTATTTCGCGAAGCGATTTGATGCGCGCGCCATGCTCATCGGCGCTTGAGCTATAGGGATCGGGGGATTCCAGGATCGCAACCGCCTTAGCGACGGTCTCAACGTCTTTGCCAATCCGTGCAGCAAGTGCGGGGATGGTTATGCGGGTGAAGCCTTCGGAGTCAGCGAGAACAATTAACGCGATGAAAACATAAACCACGTCGCCGCCGTGCATGACGAGCGATGAGTCAAAAATATCGGAAAAGATTTTCCCGTACATCCGCCCACCTTATCGCATGGTGGGCGGCGGTCAATTGCTAGATTTTTTGATTAATGGCGATTAACGACGATGAAGATTGAAGAAAATGTGAAACATTGTGGAACGTCACAAATTTCCTTTTTTTACTCCTGTGCGTTTTTCAACTTGAATGCGTTCGTAAATTTCCTCGCGATGAACTGCAATCGCTTTAGGGGCATTCACGCCGAGACGAATTTGATTTCCCTTCATCCCGAGTACCGTTACCGTAATTTCATTACCGATACATAATGTCTCACCGATGCGTCGCGTCAAAATAAGCATTGATCGATCCTCGCTCAGTCGAATTTTAATTTCGAAAGATTTTCTTTAATGCGTTTCAAATCTTCGTATTCCTTTTTTTGTTTCGCGGTTAGAATACGATCACGTAGCGACTCGCGCAAATTCGATAATTCATCGATAAGATTGGTTATTCCCTTCTCAATTTTTTGGAATGGGTCGCCAATATGAGCCATTGGGGTTGCGGTTCGCATAACCGGTTCGCCAGAAAGTAACGAATCAATATCAGCGCCCTTCGCGACGAAATAATAATTGTCCGCTGTTTTTTGAATGAAGCCATTTCGTTGAAGTGTCTGGATACTATTCCAAACATCCTTTTTTTCCATTCTTGTTTTTTCGACTATTTCGCTTGATTTCATCCGCCCATTTTCATGAATCGCCCGAGCGATATCGATTACCTTCTTCCCATATTTCATTTGCCCATATCTCCTAGTTGACGTGTAACGCTTTCCTTAAAAGCGTTTAGGTTGATTAACTGCGAATCAAGACGAGCCAAACACGACATGATGATATCCATCATCGAATGATGTTGAGCCAATTCATCAATGGCCTCATCGACGGATGGATTGAGTTTTGAAAAATTCGAAATAACGGGGGCGATGGGTTCGGCCCCATCGGCGATGGCTTCTAAAATGGGATCGCCCGGAAGTGCGGCAATTAATTTCGGCGCTGGCGGTTCCTTTAAATCTTTTTCGGTCTTCATCTCCATCGCACGAAAATATTCGTTGATATCTTTGCCGCCGGATGGATTGGGAATTTTCCGTTTATCGATGATCCCCATTTTTTCCATTTCTTGGAGAAAGGCGTAGCCGTGTTCCTGATTTAAATTTGTGGCCTTGAATATTTGAAATGAGGTAAGGGGCCGCTCTAGCGCTTTGTAGATCGCGAGCTTAGGGCCTTTGAGTGGTTTTGATAAATCGACTTTGCCGCCAATCCCGATAACGTGTTTAACGCCGCGTTCGGGTTGGTGTAATGCGGGGTCTTTTACATACTTCGGGGGCAATGCTTCTTTCCCGGCCCTGGTTAGGAGATATACGGGCGGATTTTTGAATTCGTTTATGAAGATGTATTTTTTTTGCCGCAACTTAAATAGCATTGCGACGATTTCTTTATCGGATGATTGTAGATCGTCGATTAGTTGCATTCGCGATCTGCCTTCGTCCTTACTTTCATCAATGCGATACATAATCTCAAGAGATAGATCGCGCTCTATCGTGTCTTTTGATCCCATGTCGATATCCTTATTGATAAGGTGCGCCAATAATCAATTAATACAGATCGTAATGTCAATTATAATTATCAAAATCATCTAGGGTGAGCGGGTAATTTTCTTTCCGAGCTTCTTCTAAAATACGTTTTTCGGCTCGTCGTCCTGGCCTAAAGCCGGCTTCATAATTAGCGATACAACTTTTGGAAAATGGTCCACGTTGATCCCCGATTCGAATTCCAAATTCTTTTTGCGTTAGTTTGAGGTATTGCCGAAATGTCCTTATTTGTCGTCCGCGTTCCTCGTTTTTCTGTCCGTCCATCCACGATCATTCCGCTAATGCTCCTAGGAAAGCTAAGTAAATCAAAATATTGAATTACCGTTCCTCGTGAAAATTAGCACATTTGTAAGTAGATTGTTAATGTTTACTATATTAATATAGAGTTCAAGAAACTTGAACCTCCAAGAATTCATATAATTGACATCATGGCTAAATCAAAACTAAAGTTACCGGACACGGTGGGAGAGAGAATCATTTTCTTCCGTGAACGGGCCGGGTTCACGCAAGCGGATTTAGCGCTTGCGTGTGGGTGGGTTTCGGCGAGCGGCAATCCCAGTCAGGCCCGTGTAAACCATTATGAGACAGGACGGAGAACGCCGGGTCAGGACGATGTAAAAGCCATAGCGGCCGCTTTGGGTGTTTCGCCTATCACTATTGAATACGGCGAAATAACTAGGTCGCTGACCGTGACGCGTGCGTTGCCTATCCTCTCGTGGAAAGAATTATCGCGAGGCGACGTAATGAAGAAAAATGCCGCGAACGGCCAGCTATCTATTTTTTGGCCAACGCAAGTAAGCGAAGAATCATTCGTTCTGCCCGTCACGGGGGACGATTACAAACCCGAATTCAAATCGGGTGACATGCTAATTGTCGATCCGCGCGCACAACCCCGACACAATGATTTCGTTATCGTCAGCATCAACAACGAAAAACCCGCGCTATACAAATACACCAAACAAAAAGATTCCTTTTATTTCTGTCGTTTAGACGGCGTTTCCTATCTCATCCCTCAAGTAAAGAAAACAACCCGCATATTTGGCGTCGTTCTTTCGAAGATCGTTTCCTATCGTTAATTTTTTTTGCATGTAATTATTACGCTTCGTATTGATTTAATTTATTACATTCCGTAATGTTTGCCCCGATCAATTATCGGGGTCAAATGGAATGTTTGCCGCTATCCGTTGTTGGTTCCTCAAACGCCGCATTGGCGAACGCGAACAACTCATCCGCGATCTTAGCGATTATTTGTTTCGCGACGATTGCGAAAACCCCATCGATTTGATTATCCGCATCCGTGATTTGGAAGCGCGGAATATGCTTGACCAACACAAATTATTTTCTTGCAATTAACCAGACGGGGAAATTATGTCGCGCCATCGAATCATGGAATTCTATTTGATCGATTTGAATGAAAGCATTCCGATTGAAAAATCGATCATCTATCACGGCGAGCGCCGCGTTACCGACAAGACCGATGAAGAAATTTGGATCGAAATCGGCGTCGATGAGATTTTAAAGAAATACAACGAATACCGCGTGACGGTGGTTAATAAACACCTGAGCGAAAATTCCGGTCGCGATGTGTATTTGGAACCGATTGAATTCCGCGATGTGATTCGTCGCGTTGTTCAATATTCCGACATGATGACGGTGCGGGAATGAAAATTCATAAGGGTCAAAATCCGCCGAAGGCCGGCCACGATACTAAAGTCGCAAAATATCCATTTGCGTCAATGGCTATCAATGATTTTTTTGAAGTGCCTATGTCATTGCGGTCAACCGTCACGGTTTGTTCGATATCTTATGCACGCCGTCATCCGGAATATAAATTCCGTACTCAAAAAATTAACGATCAAACATTACGAGTTTGGAGAATCAAAAAATGATCCTCCACAAATCGCGCGGCTGGATTATCGAGCAATTGCTAACCATCGGCAGTACGGCGGCCGGCGTTTGTGCGTCGCAATCGCCCTATCAATCGACCGCCGAATTATTCGATGTCATGAAGGCGGCGCATCGGAATGAAATTACGGAAAAGGAATTGAATGACGATATGAAGCGCGGGATTTTGACCGAGCCGCTTCATCGCCAATTATTGGAAGATGAAATCGGAAAGAAGGTTCACGATCACGATCAAAATAAATTTATCTACAACGCCAAGTATCCTTGGGCGCACGCCCTGCCGGATGGGTGGGTTGTCGATAACGGATTGGAAGAAATTCCGGTTCAATTGAAGTGCCCGCGCATTCGTTCGTGGCATGAAATCCGCCTTAAGGGAATCCACGGGCATTGGTTGCTCGGGTCTCAGCATACGCTCGCGGTAACGAATAAGCCCTATGAAATTTTTTCCGTCTTGAATGTCGAGACGATGCGCGTTATTCAATTTCCGGTCGAGCGCGACGAAAAATTGATCGATCAATTGATGAAGATCGAAGAACGATTTTTCGAAGATTTCATGGCGAACGTTCGACCGATCATGAAGGAAAAACCATCAATCGAAATGCCGCCGCTTACCGGCGAATTAATCTCAATCGATACGGATGAAGCGATGCGCGCCGCGTCGGCTTATCTCTCGGCGAAAGAATATGTCGAGGAATCGGAATTATTGCTCGATACCGCAAAGGAAAAATTAATCGAGCTTATGGGTCAAGCGCGCGTCGTTGATTTCCCCGGCATCCGTTGTTATCGCTCCCAACAAAACGGGCGCGTATCGCTTGATACCAAAGCGATGCAGAAGGACGGCATCGCTATCGACAAATACCAGAAACGCGGCGAGGCGTTCGAAACCTTCCGCGCCTTCCCGCGTACTACCTAGAGGAAATTTTCATGATCGAAACCCAAACAGGACAAAGCATGGCGATTAGCCCTCGCTCAATTATGGGCGAGATGGCGCAACGTTTCGGTATGGAATTGAAACCATTCGAATCAACTCTCAAACAAACGATTATGCCGGTCGGCATTACGCCATCGAATGAACAGATTGCATCGTTTCTTGTGGTTGCGCGTGAATACAACCTCAATCCGTTTACTAAAGAAATTTACGCCTTCCCGACGAAAAGCGGCGGCATTCAACCAATCGTATCGGTTGATGGATGGCTGAAAATCATCAATAGCCATCCCGATTTCGATGGAATGACTATTTCGGAGAATTTCGAAAACGGTTCGATTTATTCGGCGACCTGCGTTATTTATCGAAAGGACCGGAAACACCCGACAACCGTGACGGAATATTTATCCGAATGCACGCGCAATACGGAGCAATGGAAACAAAAACCAATCCGTATGTTACGCCATAAAGTAGCGATGCAATGCGCTCGTTATGCCTTCGGGTTCGCCGGAATCGTCGATCACGATGAAGCGGAACGTCTCGTCGATATGGGCGAAGCGATTGTTGTTCCACAGCCTGTCGTAACGGCGCGCGCCAAAGCAAAGGAATTATCGGATGCCTTAGCGCAGGAAATCCCACCGGAAAGCGGAGAACCGACGCATGACACCCAAAGCGCCGATGGTGGATAGCCAAAAATTAATAACGATTGCCGAATTTGCCAGAACAAGTGGAATGACCGAACCGGCTATTAGGGGACGAATTGCGCATGGCGATTGGCGTCTAGGAATTCATTACGTTAAACGAGGCCGACGGATCATGCTCGATGAGGGTAAATGCTGGAGCTGGTTTCGTGGTTTGGACTGATTGGAGGGAATATGGGAATTATTTTTGCGGCGATGGTTTTTATTTTAGTGGTAATGGTGTTTTTGATTGCGGCTTTTTATTTACTTGGCAGGATTTTTAACTCATGGAAAAAACTTGGAGACAAAAATGATTAGGCTACTTCCGTTAATTTTATTGTTTGCACTCGTCGGGTGCGAACAAATCGACACGGGCAATCGTGGTGTGAAAATTCATTTCGGCGAAGTCGATGAAAAGGCCGGTTCCTTACCGGAAGGGTTGTATTGGTACAACCCGATTACCACATCGATTATGGAATTGAATTGCAAACTTCAACGCGCTGAGGGTGAAGCGAATACCTATACGCGCGATATTCAGCAAGCCGACATTAAATATGTCGTGAACTATGGCCTTGAGCCGGAAGCGGCGCATACCATCTACAAAACCGTCGGTCGCGATTGGTATGCGCAACTTGTCCCCCAAGCAATTCAAGGGGTCATGAAGCAAATTATCGGTCAATACGATGCAGTCGATTTGATCGAACATCGCAATAAAGCGACCGAAGATATCAAAAAAGCGATTGCCGATTCATTGCGCCAACGGCATGTGATTATTGATCGATTCGAGATGATTAATATTCAATATCAAAAGGAATTCGAGCGAGCTGTGGAGAGCAAAGTCGTTGCCGTGCAAAAGGCCATCGAGGAACAAAACCGCACGAAACAGATTCAGGAACAGGCGCGACAGAAAATCGTCACCGCCCAGGCCGACGCCGAGGCAATGCGTATCAAGGCAAATGCATTGACGCAAAACCCTAAATTGGTTTCCTATGAAGCGGTCCAGCGCTGGAACGGAATCCTGCCGTCATTCATGGGTAGCGGCACAATCCCGTTTCTCAATCTTGATATGAAGAACTAGCAAAATGGGGGCTAGAAATAGCCCCCTAACCTTCTGTTTTTACTGTAAAACTCTCCATAAAACGACTATTCCATATATAGCGCACCATGCTATATACTTATAATAGTTCAATTGGAGATCGCAAAATGAAAGACCTACCCAAAGGTATATTTGTCGCTGACGGTTCGCTCGGCGTTGATTTTAGATTGGCGGATGGAACGCGGCGCAAAGAACGCATTAAACCGCGCTTGATGGATTCGGCGCAGAATCGGAAAGCCGCATTGAAGTTTCGGCAAATGGTTTTAAATGCCATTGCCGATGCATCAATGTTCAATAAGGAATTTGATTACGAGAAATATTTCCCCGGTAGTAAATATATCGAACGGAAATCATTTCAATCACAAAAATTTGAATCCGTTGCATGGCATTGGTTTGAAAGTATGAAAGATTCATTTGCGGTTTCAACGGCACGGGATTATCGCAAGGATGTCGTCGATTACTGCAAATATTGGGGCGATAAATATCCCGCACAGATCACGGCATCGGATATCCGTTCTTATATCGAAGAAAAGAAAAAAGCCGGATGCAAAATTAAAACCGTCCGGAATTCTCTTATCGCGCTCCGTAAGGTCTTGAATCGCTGCGTTGCGGACGGGTTAATTGAAATCAATCCGATGTTGAAATTGGATAAGGAAATTTTCAGAAAAACCAATGAAGAAAAAATCCGCGATAAAATCGATAACAATATCGATCCTTTTGATTGGGACGAAATGCGGATGATTATCAAATCGGCCCCGGTTGAATTAAAACAATTTATCGAACTCGGTTTCGCTTATGGGTTGCGGGTGCCAAATGAACTTTATGGCCTCGCATGGGAAGATGTCGATCTTGAGGTTAAGAAAGAAATCCATATATGCCGCGGGATTGTCGATGGCAATGTAACAACGCTGAAGACGGAAGGATCGGATCGAAAAATCGACTTAAGATTATTTCCGCATATCGCCGACATCCTGCGTAGGCAGAAGGCGTTAACCTACATGCGCGAAGCTGTTGATTTGGGGAAATTCGGAAAATTGCATTTCGTTTTCTATAACCCGATCAACAACAAACCCTATAGCGATCACAATCAATTCTTGCGTCAATGGGATCGTTTATTACGTAAAATCGGCGTGAGATACCGCCCCTCGTACAATATGCGGCATACATTCGCGACGTTATCGCTTGCGGCTGGCGAAGACGAAAAGGATGTAGCCGCATGGCTTGGCCATACGACCGTGCAGATGGTACGTAAAAACTATTCAAGTCTTCCGATGGTTCAGAAAATGCGCGAGAAAATTGGATTGTCTGGAGGGTCTAAAATCGGTGAGCAATGGAGAAATCAGGCATGAACGCGCTTGAGAAAATGGACTCTCTCGCTAAAAACGGGGGGGTCCATATGAGGAATAGGATTAATGAATACGTCACACGGACTGTGGGGAAATCAATGGAAATGACGGCGGAAAAGAAACTCGCGGAACGTATCAAATATTATCGTGAACTTCGCGGGATGACCCAGAAAGACCTGGCCGAACGCATGTCGCGCAATTCCGCACGGCACTGTCATTGGACGACCATAAGCCGATGGGAAGCCGGCAAGGGGCTATTCAATATAACGCTGAAGAAATTCCGATTATTGTGCGCGGAACTTGGCGTTAATGCTTCGAAGATGATGAAGGGGATTAGATGAAATGGGCAGGATTTGGGAACTTTCAATTATAAGTTATTGATAAAATGGCGGAGAGAGAGGGATTCGAACCCTCCGATGAATTTTAGGGTTTCATTATCTTTCAATAAGTTATGACTAATGTCGATATTCTAATTAATGGCGATTCATCACGATATTGGATGATTTGGGCAGGATTTGGGCAGGATTAAAACTCGATCATTTTAAAAATATTACGATTTGTATATCATCAACGCCGCCAATATAGAGAGATAAAAACTTCTGAAATATGGGGTTTGCCGGAACCTAAAACTGGCATTGCCATGCAAAGGCATCCAACTTGAAATTGGATATGCACGATAGGTCATCGGTTCGAATCCGATTGGTTGAAAAACCATAGCTCAGTTGGTCGAGAGCAATCGTCAATAACCGCTATCAAGGATGCAAGTCTTACGGTTAAAGGTAATAAGGCTAAATTACCGCAAGGCTTTAGGATCATGGCTTAAGGATGCGACCAAAATGTCGTCGGGTAAGTTAAGTTTCCATATTAAGCGAAGAACTTCCGATGCTTCCTCTATAGGTGGCAAATTTCAAAAAAAGGAAATTTATGAAAATCATCGAAGCTATGAAAAAGATCAAGGCGAACAAAGAAAAAATCGCTGATTTACAGAACAAAATTGGGTTAACGTGCTCCAATCTTTCTTTTGAAACGCCTGTGTATGGAAACGATACTAGCGCTAAAATTAAGGATTGGTTGCAATCATGCCAAGATTTATCGCGTGATAATGTTAATTTGTTATGCCGAATTGCAAAAACCAATTTAGCCGTGAATGTTACGATTGAGATTGGTGGTAAAAAGGTTGAAAAATCAATCGCCGAATGGGTTTGGCGTCGTCGCGAATATGCTGGTATTGATAAAAATACATTTTCTAAATTGGGGGATCGTGGACTACGGGAGGGAATTATTAATTCTTCCACCGGGCCGATGGAATCTAAGATTGTTCGCCATTTTGATCCGATAGTTCGGGATGAAATGATCGCCATTTATCATGCCGAACCATATATGATCGACGGCGCATTAGAAGTAATTAACGCCGTAACGGAACTTTTGGATTAATCTAACCCCGGCCAAATGCCGGGGTTTTATTTTGTCATCGCGCCTTTAAACCCAAGGTACATGCGTTCGCCGAAGATGAACCCAAACGGCATGCCAATCAGATCGAGACCGGCGGCGGTTAGGGAATCGATCTTCCCGTTGAACCCATAGCCCACCACGATAAGGCCGACGATTATGACCAACGTCGCGGCGGCATACCTATATATAGCGCGGACATCCACCACCCATTGCGATGGGGTTCCATAGGGGTTATCGAGCTTAGATATTACTTCTAGCTTATTTAATTCGGATTGGTTAAGTTTAATTTGCTCATCGACTGAAAGGCCGACGAATTTACGTGAAACTGCCCCGCCGATGTTCTTAACAAGATCAACGGCGGCTGGCAATAAAACGGATGCGATAATAGTTTCGAATGCCATGGAGAAACCCTTTTATGACTTCACGTGTAATGGTTATCAAATTGTTCATTAAGCTAATTACGGTTTGGTCGATATTCTTGGTCGCTATTTTCTTATATTTAAATAAATATCAAGTAGTTTTTGATTTAATAGCGTTTATCACCTTGGGTTATTATGCACCTAGGGTGGGAGAATTTTTTTCAAATTTACATGATTCATTCAATAACGCTGATGACAAATAAATGAATATTTCACAAATTGGTAAAAGATTTGGTTATTGGACCGTTATGTCTAATTCATTAAATAGCCAAAAACCATTTCATTTACTTGTGAAATGCGATTGCGGAAGAGAACGATTTGTTCTATTCGCTAATTTAAAAGCTGGAACATCAAAAAGCTGTGGATGTAAAACGAAGAGAATTCACAATAAATTAATGAAGGGATTACGCCGCTAAAACAACTCGGTTAAGAATCCACCCAAAAAAGAATTCCTCATCCTTATAGCGGCGTTCGACTAGCTCCAAATAATACACGACAAGCTGCGCATTTAAGCATGCGAGCATGACTCGCTCGCCATCTGCGCCGCGCCGTCCAATAAATGAATGAAGCGCCGAAAGCGTTGCGACTCCGACATCGCCATCTACCACGATATCAACATAATCCCGTTGCTGGCGATTCAATGCGTTTAATGCGCGTTGCAAAAATTGACCGCGTTGACCGGTATTAACGAAGGTATCGAAAACTTCTAGTGCAATGGGTTGAGAGGCTTGGGCAACATCATCTAATCGAAGAACGTCCCAGTATTTCTTTTTGTATACTTGCCTTGCGAATTCAATCGGCATATCGCGCATGTCGCCTTCATAGCCATTTTCACGCGCGACTTTTTCTGTAATGCCATACTTCGTGGCTCCCCCTGAATCATTCGCGTTATCTGTGAATCCGCCTTCGCGCTGGATTAATTTTTCAATCGCTTCGGATGGGATCATTTCTTTTCGATCATGATTGTCATAAGACGATCAATTCGTTCGGTAATAGCTTCATTACCATTTTTTATTTCATCCCTGAGAGAATTAATCGTCCCATTGTATTCGTCGCGATCTACGGCTTTGTCCATTTTCCGATAGATATGAGCAAAGACGGGAATAAAAATCGCACTCCATATCCATTTGATCCAGCCATATTGATCTTCCATTCTTATCCTCATCTTTTATAGGAAGGTTGTGATAATGCATTTACCAGCGCCGCCTTTGCCGGAATTGCTGCCATTACGGCCAGCACCACCGCCGCCGCTCGGTTGCGTGCCAGATGTTGCAGCAGCGCCGCCAGTTGCAGCAGCGCCGCCATTTCCACCAAAAAGCGAAACGCCGCCAGCGCCTAAGCCGCCGCCAGTTCCGGCGGAACCACCACCACCACCACCGCCCCAAACAGATGCGCCGCCATCGCCGCCAGCGTTACCGGCGGTTGTACCACCACCACCGCCACCGCCATAGCCACTATCACCGCCAGCCGCAGTTGTACCACCACCACCGCCGCCGCCGCCGAATCCACTACTCGCCACTCCTTCTGTCGCTGCGCCAGGGCGACCGCCACTCCCTGCGGTCGATCCGCTTGCCGTACCGCCAGCACTAATGGCGCCACCACCACCACCACCGCCTTCGGCTGTGCTTGTATTTCCATTTGCACCACCACCGCCACCATAAGCGGTTAATAAGTTAGTGCTGGAACTGAACGTTGAATTAGTGCCGGGATTGCCATTTGCATTAGATGACACAATCGCGGCGCCGCCGTCGCCAATGACGACGGATTCGCTCGATGAGAGCGATGATGTTAAATACCATCTTTCGTTATAACCACCACCACCACCGCCGCCGGCATTGGCGGTCGATGACCGACAACCACCGCTACCGCCGCCGCCCCATAATTGGACGAGCGTTATAGATGTAGCCGTGACGCCGCCCGGTTTTGTCCAAGTATTCGTCGCAAGGCTGGTAAATGTTTGATAATCGGTTTGCGTATTAACAGGTTGGCCGGATACTCTTTGAAAGCCTACACAAACCCAATTGCCTGAACCGAGCGATCTGAAACGACCGATATCGCCATTTGCGGTGGTAATATTTGCGGAACCGGGAAGGATTAGACTTGTTGCGTTATGCGTGAGAGTAAGCACGCCGGTAAATCGAATCGTTCTTTCAACGCCAGCCTGAACCGTTCCCAGGCCCGTAATCGTTGTCGTTCCGGTTACGTCGGCAAAATTTCCTGTTGCCGCCCCAATATCCGTGGTTGTACCGGAAGCGATATCCGCGCCCTTGGCTTCATTGATTGACGAAGCCGACATAACAATTGCGCCGCTACCGCCGGTATAAGTAGTTACGCCCGCAATTGTTCGCGCTAATCCGCTTGCGTGATTGAGCGTGATAAAACCATTCGCGGCCGCATTAACCGCAACGCAAATAGCGTCTTTTGTGACAAGGCTATAATTCTGAGCCGAACCATTGAACGTATCGCCGCCAGTCGCGCGACCAATCGTTACCGTATTTGAACTGTCTGTATTGCGAATCCAACAAAACCAACCGGCACCTAATGAAGCGGCATCGGATAAGGTAAGCGTTATGCCTGAACCTGATACCTGGATGATTTGGTTGTAATGCGAAGCGCCTAGGGTGGTATTGCCAGTTAGTGCTGTGGGGCCATTATCGAAATGCGTAACAAGATCGGTATTAATTGCGGCGGCTAAGGTATTTACTGGATCGGCTAATTTAGTTTTGACGGTCGCGTATTTAACTTTGTTCGCTTCCGATACCGTCCCGTCATCCGCGGGCGGCGAGGAGTTATAACCGGAAATTGTGTTTGAGCTATATTTCGTACCCATTTATTGGCCTCAGAAAATAAAAAACCCGCCGATTGGCGGGTTTGTATGGGGAAACTTTTTGCTTATCTATTTTGATATTGGCCTAGTTGCTCGGCCCCTAAAGAAACAGAGCGCGGAGTTTTTGCGGCGACTTTCGCTAATCGAGAAATTGCGGCTGTCACTTCGGCGGCTAATCTTGGAGACGCGAATGGAAGCAAATGATAGGCACCGCTCACTAATGGACCGAGAGATTCAAGCCGTCTTCCCATCCAAGCATTTGAGATATTTCCCGCTGCAATGGCGGCGATATCTTTACCGGAGTATTTCTTTAATTCTTCGAGCATGGTCCGGCGCAAGCCTTTTTCCTCGCGCACGCCCATAGTGATTTTTCGCAAAACTGTATCAACGGCGCGCGGGTCTTTTGAGAGAATAGCCTTTTGTGTTCCTTCAATGAGGCGGGACGCTTCCTCATAACGAGAATTCATATTCTTGTACCCTGGCACTGCCGATTCAATCTTGTCGGCAATAAGCGATTTGATCTTGGCTACATTGCGCCCCAGTTTAGGATTTGACCCGATATCGCCGATTGTCTTACGAAGATCATCCAATTCGGATGGACTCAATTCACCGCCTGGATTTTTTGAGCGCCAATCTTTTATCGCATCGGTAATTTCTTTTACCTGATTGACCGCTTCCGGATCACCGCGTAAGCGCGAATACGTGAAATTCAATTCACCTTCCGGGGTGCGTTGAACTTTGAAATTATTCAGAAGATCATCGTTTACTTTCGATAATTCATCGGTCTTTATTTTTGATTTTGATTCGGTTACATTTTCAAGCGCACTGCGATATTCATCGCCCCGAGCTTGTTTCATTTTATCAAATGCGTCTTGTGTTTTTTCTACAAGATATTGATCGTCACCCGTGCGCATAGCGGTCATAAATTCGGGACTCGCTTCGGCGGCTTTCTTTAATACAGCCGTTCCCGAACCCGTCGTTCGACCTAGAACTTGAGAATTCACCCATTTAGCGCTAGCGCCAACACCACGGGAAAGCTGTCGGATCGGATCAATCGTTTCTGAAATTTTACCGGCAACATTCGCGGCCTTATTCATTCCAGCAAATCGCAATGCGGATTTGCCAAGGCCGGCAATTACCGACAAATCAGCAGCGGCACCCACCGGGTCGGTATATAAGGTATTTAGTGCCTTATCGACCGATCCCCATCGGTTGCCTTGCAATTCGTTAAATTTCGATGCGATATCGTTGGATTCTTTATTCCAAAGAGGGCTATCGCCAATTGAAGATGAATCTAACGTATCAGGAGCGTGCGAAGCCGCTTCGGCGGGAGTCTCGCCCAATAATGAGGTGCCGATTTTTTGGCGCGCCATCCCATAACCCGCTATCCCTAAATTCGCGATGTTCAATCCTATTTTTTGGAGTTCACCTTGCGCGAGATGCGCTAAGGTTTCGCCGGTATCAACCGGATGGGCAATAGCGGTTCCGATTCCGGTTGCGGTGTTTTTAATTAAATTTCCGGTCGAATCGATTGCGTTCCCAACAAAACCTGCTACCGATTTTTGTTCCGGCTGTTGAGGTTTAAATTGTTTATCGATAGCCGTGCGGATTTGATCTTGTGGCATATCGTCCGGAAACTCTAATTCATAATCTTTATTTTGATGCGTGACGGTTACGATCATTGGGAATCGAATGCCCCCGTATCAACGTTGTAACGCAAACGAACCGCTTGAGGTTTCGCATTCCCGGAATTGTCCTGTTTCGCTATCGGTTGCTTTGCCTTTTTCCTTGCATTGACTAAATCTTGCCTTAACAAATCGAGATATTGCTGAGCATATTTTTTAAAGGCTTCAGGAGATTGCGCGCGCTCCATACCGGAAATAGCTTGAGTGCCTTTTTCGCCTTCAACATTACTAATTTGACCACTTCCCTTAAGCGATTGTTTATATGCTTCTAGGAATTGAGTGCCTTTAACTTTATTAATTAACGCAACTGCATCCGCTCTTGCTGTTCCTGGAGTCATCCAATCCGGAATAGCGGACCCCTTACCTATGGCATAATTAAGACCTGGATGATTGATTAAATCATTCACATCGCGCATAGCATTATTAATAGTTGTTTCAATTGTCGGAAGGTCGAATTTCGCCTGCGCTTCATTTCCTCCAGTCGTTTTTCCGCGTTCTTTTCCTTCGGCCAATTGACTCTGAAAACCAATATCCGCCCCAATGGGAATAATGGAACCTGTAGTAATTTGTTTACCAGTTACCGGATCAAATACGCGCGGCGCTCGTGCATCCAGCGCGATAACTCCATTTTTGGTTTGCATATAAGTCACATAACCTTCACGTCCTTGATTTTGTCCGAAGCCCAATTCCTTCGCTAAACCCGGTTCGCCGCGAGATAGAAATTCAGTAATTGCGCCTTGCGGATCGTTTTTAGCGGGAATATCTCTAGTATAGGTTCCCAATTGTTCATCGGGCCTAACCGGACCGGAAATCGGAACCTGTTGTTGTGAAGCGGGACTAAAATATTTCGCTAATACTTCGCGACGAATCGCATCGGGCGATCTTGTTCGTTCATCCATTGCCGACGCCCAAATTGGCGCGGCATTTGGGTTCATTCGCATTAATTTCTGGGCTTGTTCTTGTGGTAATGATCCATTCAATATGGCATTCGATACCATATTAATCATCCCCACATGCTTCGGATTGCCGGGATCGAGATTTCCTTTTTTCTGCTCATCTAATGCATCAACATAATTAGCGAAAGATGATGAGCCATCCGATACGTCCCGCAATGTGGGTTGAGATAATTGATTATTAGCCATCGCATTCCCTCAGAAGTGCTTTGAATAAAGGACGCAATAAGCGATAAATAATCCTCGCCATTTTTGCTTTGAATGTTTTTGCCGAATGTACATGCTTCCAAATCAAATAATGTTCATGCGTTGCCGGACCATATAAGAAAGCGGCTATATAACACCCGCCCATAGACGGGCCGCCACCACCACCGCCGCCGTAGGCGCTCGCGCTTCCGCCTTCGCCCCAATTGAGGAAATCCGTTGCATTCATTGATTGACTTCCCTTTTGTCCCAAATTGAATGACCCCAACTCTTGCGCTAATCGAGCTTTGGCAACTTCTATGCTTTCACCAGTCATTTGCGCGCGTTGCATTGCGGCATTGTTGAAATTGTTTAATTCTTCGCTATTCAGACTATTTTCGAATTGGCCAACATCGGCTATCGCTAATGCCTTAGCATTTCCAATTTCGCGGCCCGCTGTTGCGGCGAGACTATCCAACGATTGATCGCCGAAACTCGATCCACTTAATCCGCGCAATCCTAGTGATTGTTGTAAATCGCCTTGACGACGCGCGAATTCATCTTGCATAGGAGCAACGCGCGCATTGACTAATTCGCCTTCATTCCCGAGGAATCTATTTCGAAGATCATCTGTTAATGTCGTATAACGTTTCGTTGCATCGCCGATATCGCCATATAGCGCATTAGTTTGTTGTAGCGCTTGATCTTGTAAGCCGTGAATGGTCGGATCGAGCGTTAATTTTCTATTTTTCCAACTACTATACCCAGTAGAGGTAAAGTAGGGATTGGTTTTAGAATTTGAATCTTGATTTTTTACATCGTATGAAAATCCGCCTTTACCTGCGCCCATTTTTTTGTCCTTTAATAGAAAAAATATGCATATCGCCGCGCGGATCGCCATTAACCACTTTTCCAACATAGAAAAGCGGCACGTATCGCTGGCATCTATCAAATAATGGCTTGCTCGATTCAATGATCTTTACTAGGCAAACACCGATATCCTGCCATCGAACCCATTGAAAAAACGCGACGGTCGAACGTAATTTATTTCGTATTGTTGCCCAAGGGAAAAACGATACATGGGGTTCCAAAATCCAACTATCATGTTCGGCATAAACTAATGCGACAGGACCGAGGCCATTAAATTCTTTGTTTCGATCTTCAACGATCCAAAGATTTATCGAATTATTTAATCGTTCGATCTCTCGCGCAAAAGATTCTTGATCTAGTTTTTCTTCGAATCGATAGAACGGGTCTTTAGAATACGCAACCCAAAGTAACGCTATGTCACGATGGTATTTATCGCCATCATAAATATTGACTCGTCTAAAAAATGGACGATCACGCGATAATAGTTTTTCTCTTTTTTCTTTGCGCCAATCTGTTTTCTTTTCAGTCACATTTCGATTCTAGCGATATCGAACATCTGCGTTGTTTGGATGGTCATTGTTAAATTAAATCCACATCCGCGCCCAACCGATGAGAACGAATTCGTGGACATGCGTTGTGAGAACTGAAAGCCGGAATTGAAATAAAAGTCGCCGCCCCAATAGACATCGCCGCCGAAATATCCGGCATCATCACCACTCGATGGGCCTTTTAAGGGAACCGTGCAACGCGGGATGGAAAAATCGTCCCCCCATTCGATATCCATTAATAAATCGCAATCGGCAAGACGACGATAGAAAATCCGGCCCGCTAAAATGTCATTATCCGGATCATAGGTTTCCCCATCGCTCATTTGAATCTCTTCGAAGAATTTTGTTTTCCTCGATGTGTCAATATTTGTCGTACTCGGATCGCCATTATTGGTGCTATCCATGCGGTAAATATTTCCCGATGAATCGCCCCAATAGACATAATAATTACTGCCGCCGGGCTGACGCATGTAGATTGCCGAAGTCACCTCGAAAGATGAGGAATGGTTCGTTTTGTATACCGACCAAGGGGAAAGATTTGGTTTTACTTCCAGCATATCTTTAAATAATACGAGAGCTTTATTATCCCCGATGAAGAAATAAACCTTTTGTCTAGTCTGATCGTATATCGTTATCGCGTCGTTCAAACCGTTACGAGTCGTTGGAATCCAGCGCGAGATATCATCGGTTTTTGTGTCGCCATAAGTTTGTGTGGAACGCATACTCTCGATAACACCATCGCGTTTCATATAGATGATGTCATCGCCGATATTCGCCATGGTTTCGGTGCCGGTTGCGGCCGAACCAGCATAAAAAGGCTGCCATGCGAAATCGGTCGCATTTGATCCCGTCAATTTCCAGATTTGGCCTTTTTCCGTCGAAACAATCAGCGTGTTATAGAATAGCGCCACACCATTAATCGGTTTAAGGTCTGGCGTAACCATATAGAACGCTTCCGCGCCGGTAAAACTAGAATCTTTGGCGCGCTTCGATGTGTCATAAGAGGTTGGCGCTTCAAAAGCGCTTGCGACCATGAGATGTGGTGTATCGCTTCCGGCCTTTACATTGAATAACCACATGCGACCTAGATACACCATTCCATATTTAGCGAATAGCGTATTGCCAAGACCCGTGGTTAATGTCGTGAAGGATGTTCCATCCCATTGTTTAACCGCCGTCAATTTCTGAAGATCGACGATTACTGAATAACCGCCCAATTCCCATGTCACGCCACGTAATTGCGATGAAGCGTTGACAGTGCCAACACTGGTAAAACTGTTTGCGCCATCCCAGGAATAAACCGTATCACCGGCTTGCACCAATGTTGTTTCGGCGTCGGTATTCTTAATTAACTGAATGAAGCCATTCAATGTTGATGCGTTCGTCGCGGTTCCGCTTTTTTCAAACGGACGCCGTGGTTTAAAATGCGTGTCGCCCGAACCTAATTCAAAATTGTAACCCTCGATACATTCTGTCGGGTCTACTTGGCTAACGTCCTGTTCATTCAAACCGCCTTCGAAAGTAAGCGTGGCCATTAATAGATGGCCCCATAATATTCTGGAGGATTCGTCGGCCGGATCATTGCATAGAGACGACTTTTTGCATTGAGATAGCCGCCATCGGTCATTAAATTATTCGCGTTCTTTTTGCTACGCATAAAACTAAAACGACGCGCGGCGCAGAAAATAAACGAATAGGCTTCCTCATTATTATGAAACGGAATGGTATCCGTACTATTCGCAACCATTACCGACATTTCATAATCATAGGCGAGCGAGCGCGCATTCCAGGTTGAATCCGGAACATTGTAAAACGCGACATTTTTCGTCGTCGTATTATCCCAATACCAATACATCGGCGCGCCAAGATTGGTTTTGTAATTCAAATCGTAATTCATGAGCGCTTCTTCGCCGCCATTGAATTCATATATCCGGATATTCGATACCGAATCATAGAAAGAAGGGACGCCGAAAAATCGAGTGAAATTCGTTTGCAATGCGTAACTTCTGGTACTTGTCACAAGCGAAATCGTGCTTGTCGTATGTTCATAAGGAATCAATCGTTCGGAGATTAATTCCGTTATTTCGTCCTGAATCGCAATTTGCGCGAGCGAGATATCGGCCGCATGTTGCGTGTCGGAAAATGACGTAATGTCATCATCTTGTCCACTCAAAATATGTTCGATACGTAGAAGACGATTAACGCCTGCCAAAAAATTCATGAATCCCCCAAAAAAGAAAGGGGGCCATTTCTGGCCCCCCACTTTTCTTATCGGAAATTGGTTGCCAGCGATACCACCGCTCGGAGCCAATTCGGATTAAGGATTTTTCCGCCAAACCACGCCTTCCAGGCAAGCGTACTAATTTCCTTGAACGGGTCCGCCGGACCCGCTTGTGCCGGGGCATAAATAATTTCCACGGCCTGCGGTTTCGAGGGGTCATACATTTCCGTAATTTGGGTATTGAATTGCTCGCCAACACCCACCGAGCCCACCGCTTCCTTACCGTAAATAAACGACCAGTAAATATCCGCGAAACCGGTAGACAGCCCTTGAAAGTTATTACTGGCAGAAGTGGTAGAGGTGCCAGTCTCAACGGGCGCAATTTCTGTTGAGGTCCAACGTACACCGCCAACCGTTCCGAATTCATTCGGATAGGATTGGGTATAACCGGCGTACTGTTCAACACCCACAAAGCCGGACAGAGTACGAATATCTTCCTCAACGTCAGTATGGCAAATTCCGAAATATGCCTGACGAATCGGTTGACTGTTGTAATTCTGCGATCCGTAAGCGGCATCATCGAAACGCATTGCAGACTGTTTCGATAGATTTTGAACCGCATTCTTGATCGTGTTCAACGTAATCGCCGTCGCGACCGCTGATTTGTTCGCCGCTGCGCCAACAAAACTAATGTTAGAGCCGGTTTTCATGACGGTTGCCATGAGGCCATTCAGACTTTCGCCCGCATTGGCACCCATCGTATCCATCAATGCCGCCGTCATCGGCGAGATATTGAACAAATCGATTTCTTCGGTCAGGTAAACGACGTTGCCGTATTTCGCAACCGCAGTCGTTAAATCGGTGACCGTCGGGATAACCGAACTACGTCCCGCGCCAAACGCGAGCGGTCCGTGTTCCGTGATTTCCGAAAGTGCCGAGGTAACCGCCGCAAGATTTTCAATGCGACGCCATTTGACGGTCATCGAACCGCCTTTCTTTTCAAGAACCCCAGGGAGGGTTCCATTGAAGAACGGCAGTTTCTTACGTGCGGCGCTCAGAAGACCGCGCATATACACGTTGTTAATAGGCGCGGGGATACTACTAGTGAGATTACTTACATCCAAAGCCATGACTTAGCCTCCGTTAACGAGGCGACGCCAATATGCGGCAAATTCTCTCGGGTCTGTTGGTACTTCACTCCCGGAATTTGACGATCTCGTCGCCCCAGATTGCATTGAGTTTTTGGCGGCTCGAATGTTTTCAGCGATTTGAGGGTCTTGGCGGACGGCGTACTTCGCTTTTAAGTCATTGGTGACAACCTTTAAGGCATTATCCAAAGCGCCGGGGAAGCGCTGGCGGTTGTCCCAAATATGCTTAAACGCCGGGTCTTTTTTGTAGCGCACATTCAGTGCGGCTTCGACCAAATCCGGATCAAGTTTCAAATTCGAATTGACTTTCGATACCACCGAATCAACTTCGGCGTCCAATCGCTGTTGTTGCTGTTGTTGTTCGTAAGTACGAACCTTGCCGCTTAATTCCTGCAAACTCGATTGCATGGCGCGACTTGCCAACATTTGGTCATTCGCCCAACGTCGATAACCTTCTTGATCGGATATCGGGTCGGGAATAACGGGCTGTTGGGGTTGTATATACGGTGTCTGCAAAACAGGCTGTGGAGCTGCCGTGAAGTTTTTAATTTGTTCTTCGAGCGGGATTCCCTTGGCGATATCTTCAAGGGTTTGCGTCACTTCCGGTTCGGCTGAATTTTCAACCGTGGTGTTTGTGTCGGTATTCATGATTTCTCCAAATTAATTTTTAATACCGCAAGACACAGATCGAAACCTTCGCGGCGAAGCGAATTAGCTTTCCATTCATCGGTGTTGTCTTCACGGTGCGAAAAGGCCGGGATCGACGGCCTTGCCTCAGTTAAGGCGCGTTCTAATAACTTAAACGAAGGATGGGAATGTATCGTGGCAATAAGATCATCTTTCATTCCTCGATGATCTCGGTAATGACGCCATCTTTATTGCGGATGGGTTTTTTCTTCTTTGGGCGCTTTACTTCTTTTTCCAACGCGCTCAAGCCACTGGATAACTCATCGATCTTTTTACCGATTTCCTTCATTTGTTCATCGGTAGTATCGTTATTCTCAATTTCAATTAATTTTTCAACGGAACTAATAAGCGCGAGCAATTCAGGATTTTCCTTTTGCTCTTTCTCGGACATCATGTCCATACCAACTTTGAAAGAATCCAATTGGGCTTGGACATGCGCTTTATATTTGGCGACATCGGCATTCGTACTTCCGCGAATGTTCGCTTCCTGAATTTTTGCCTGATTGACCGATTGCGAGATCGCCAATTTCTGTTGTAAATCGAAATTTTCCGATTTCAATTCATCGATCATTTGTTGGAATTGCGCGGCGATTTGCTGTTTCACCTGCTCAAGATCATCGTTTGGCGCGTTTACATACCGTTCCGGATTCTTAACGCCAGCGTCTTGATAAGCGGCGGTCAATAATGCCGGCGCATTCAATAGCGGACGGAATAAATCATTCTGCGCCGCCATCGAAGTAACGATCATCATCTTCTGTGAACGTTCTTCTTCACCCAAAATACCTTTTGAACCGACCACATCGAAACGAACGTTCTGGGGTAAGTCTTCGCGAGACATCCGCATAAAATCGGGCGAATCCATTTCCTGGTTATAGAACGTATAGGTATCCATATATTTGAGATTTAACTCATGCTGCATATACAGAAACGTTTTGAACGAGAAATCCATTTTCTCGACAAAATCAACGACTCTCACTTCGCTGCGCGAGGCTTCGCGACGAATTTCGGTTGCCGTTCTGTCGGCGCTCGCTAAACCTGTTCCCGAATCCGCCGTGGTGCCTTGTTTAATCTGAGAGATGATGACTTCGTAACCTTGGAGAACCGCTGCCGGATCACCAATTTCGAGAACTTTGTAATTGGCTAATGATTTCGTGGGGCCTTTCCAGCCGGGGGCCATCGTCGGGCCGCCGTTCTTAACAAACGTCGGATCATTCCCATCGTAAAGAATCGGCGGCTCGGTATGGAGCGCGCAGCTATCCAAAAATTTATTCAATAAGACGGTTGCCACCTTGTGCATGGGCGACAATTTAATAAGGGGCGAAACGAAATAAGGGTCGCGAACGTCTAACTTTTCGTAGCCATTGAAAATAATGGAAGGGAATGGCAATTCATTGGGCGCGTAAAAAACCAATACATCATTCGCCAAAATGATCTTTGAATTAGGGAGATAAATATCGCCGTCATCGCGTTTAATGACGCAATCACCAAAGTATTTAATGATCTCCAAATCTTCAGTTTGGACATCCTTATTCGTATTGGTACGTTTCGAAACGCGCTTAAGATTCTGCGGCATCCATCCCGGCATGCCCGAATTCACTTCGTCTTCGAATTTATGACGCGGCTTGTATTCGACAATAATCATGGAACCCGTATAGAACATATTGGTTCCCATGATCGAAGGCGAAGGATCGGGGTAACAATTCCACATGGAGTGTGGAACCCAGGTCGGTGCGCCAATCGTTGAAATGCCCGCATCGTCATGCACCATGAGCGCTTTTTCGAATACTGCTTCCGAAACAAACGATCCATGGTGCAGCGCTTCTTTAATGGATAATGAAACGCGAGATTTAAATCCGAAATCCATATGCTGTTGCGCCATCAATGCACGTAACGCATGGTCGATGAAATCTTGTTGTTTCTGATCCGGCGCAGCATTCTTGCCGGTATGGGGATCAATTCGGGAAGGTAATTCGCAATGACATTCGAAGCATGAGCGACTATCGGGGAACATCAATCGCATGACATCGGCGGTAATAATTTCGGACGCCTTAGATAACTCGCCTAATTCAATCGCCGAACGCCAATCTACTTTTTGGGAAGGATCGAGCCGCAATTTCTTTGGCGACTTCATATAAACTTGTCGATCTACTTCTTTCCAAATTCGTTCATGTTGTTTTCGGAACGAATCGGTTTTCCTCTTGTTCAATTCTTTCTTGATGTAGTCTTCTATATTTTTCCAATCCCTGTCCGAAATTCGTCTACTTTTGACTTCGGGCATGGGAATAATTTCAGCCATTCGCGACTCCGATTACCAATTGGTTATTCCTCGCGGAATGAAAATATTGGGTTGCGATACAATGCGGGTATGGGCATGACGCCGAAACATCACCGCGACGCGTACCGCAGAAATAAAATCGTCCATTTTGGCGATGATCTTGCCATCGCGACGATGGTACATGCGCATTTCTTCCCACCATGGTTTAACGGTGGAAAAGATTTTGAACCGTCCGGTTTGCATCATATCGAGCATATGAAAAATACCGGCTTCAACACCATTGCCGCCCTTCCCTTCTTCAATTCCGGGAGGCGGTGGATTCGTAAATTGCACCGGCCACATATTCACATTGTTATCGCGATAAATATCGGCAATGATGCGCCCCGAATCTTTATCGTGAACTAAACCATCGTGGGGCCATGCGCAGGGAATCCAATCGCCGTGCGCGCGCGTAGCGGAGGCGTGAATCGGAATGAGGCTTCTTGTTTCACGATAACCGTCATATACATAAACGGCGTCTTTATCGCGATCCACTGCGATAAAAGCGGTAGCACAAGGATGGTCCCATCCGAAATCGATTCCATTAATGCGTGCGAAATGATCCGGAATCTCGAATGGATCGCACATAATGACATCTTCGGGTATATCAAAGACGCGCCCCGATCCCATTAACGGTTCACCGCGTGAACGCATATCGCGTTCATGCGCCGGGAAACGCGCCAAGGCTTCAACGCGACGTTCCGGCGTCATATGAGGCGCGTCATCCCAACCCGCTCGAATAAGGGATTGACCTATTTGAAGATCGTTTAAAAAACCCGCAACGACTTCGGTCATGCCTTCTTCCGGCGTGAAGGTAAGAATTCCGATTCCATTCGTGGCAATGATTCCGCGATTCAATTGGGAATTAATTTCGGGCGGCGGTTCCTCATCCGCCCAATAACCACCCGTTAAACGGGTTCCCATGAATTTCTTAGCGCCCTGTTCATAAGCGCGGAAACTCGCTTTCGACCACCCTCCCGATATGTGTTTAACCAACACGGAATCATAGGCATTTTGGAAACCAATTTTTCGAGTCGTGGCTCCTATGCATTCCAAAGGAATTGCACCCGTGCCTAATGCTTCATCTAATTCCGGGTCGCCCAATAAATCGCGCTGGCATCGATCACGCGTCGTTTCATTAGTAGTTGAGGCAATGATCCACTCATTGGGATATTTAAAAACCGTTCCTTTCCACCATTTCGGATAAAGCCCAGTCAGATGCATGGCGACTTCGCGAGACCCGCAAAGTGTTTTGCCAACCTGATTAGCGCACATCAATGCTTTCTGACGCGCTGGCTTATCGGTTTTGAATCCTAATGTATTGTGGAAATTTTCTTGAAACAAATACGGCTTGTAGTATTCGAGTAAATGCGTTTTTTTATACGTCTCTAATGCGGCAAGAATCTCTACGCCTTCCATTTATTTTTCTTTGATATAACGCATTGAGAAATTTTCACTCCACCAATTTTGGTGGAATTCGCAATTCCGATATTGCTCGAAATAGGGGCCGCCTTCCGTGAAATGGACCAATTTCGCTTGATGATTGGGTTCGTCATAACCGACTAAATGATTCCATTCCTTCGGTAAATAACCGATTCTCGAATTATTTTCGAGAAAACCGAATTGATGTAGAGCCAAACCATCGGCTTCATTCACATAATCGGGAGTTAAAACTTTCATGTCTGGATGACCGCAATTAATGAGCATGACAGATGACCAATTTTTCCGTCGATATTTCGTCTGAACATTGCCAAGATATTTAACTTCTTCTTTGGGTTCATGTTCATGATGAACGCACATTAAGGCATAACGATCATCACGCCTTGCCCATAATTTCGCAGGGTCATCCAAACAAAGCATGTCGCAATCGGAAAATATCGCCCATCCTTCAAAGCCCATCATCCAGGGAACCAAAAATCGACTGAATGAAAATTCATTCGATTGCAACGGATGACGTTCGCGCGTCAAAATTCCTTTCAAATTCCGTAGATCGATCGGTGTGATTGAGATCGGCATGGAGGAATGCCGCTGAAGACTATGCGCTAAGGTAAAATACGCGCCCGATTCAACCGGATCGTACCCAATAAACCATCGAATCATTTTCGCACCATAGATAACCGTATGCGCTGCGATGCTTCTTCGATTTCTTTTTTGCCAATCGTCCGATAGATGTTTCCGTCTTGATGGCGAACTTCTTGATGGTTTTCCTCATACGTCCGGTCTGTCTTCGCCTTATCGTATTTCGGATGCATATGCTCGATGATTCCTTCGGCTTGAAAGAACCGATCACACGCTCTAGCGACTCTCACGATCCAATTATCAATCGTTGAATGCTTAAGGCCGGGGTAACAAAGAAATCCCATCGCTTCGATGAATTTGCGCCCAATGAAAGGATGGCCATTTTCTTTTCGGGGCCGACCTAAATCGTCAAACGAGACGACGAAAATATTATCTCTCGGTTGCAATTCCTTAACGCGCGTATCCCATCCCTTTGTTCTGAAGATCACATCATCTGCGCATAACATCACAATATCTTCATAAGATTGTTTATAGAGAAATTCGTAAGCCGGGGCCAATAAAAGCCTTCTTCCTGTCGTTACCCATTTTGGGTATTGATCCTTATAGCGATCATCGTCATCGACGTAAGCGCGGATCGTAAAATTCCCGTCGGCTGTGTCATTTGCGCTTTCATACATCCGTTTAAATTGTTCCGGTCGCCCACGGGTAGGGCAAAGTAAACTAATCAAGAAAACTCCAATCGATAGGGTAATGATGATTGCCGATAAAAATTCCATTACGCTCGACCCAATCGGCGTTATTCAAATTATCGAAAATCTCATGAACGTAATAATCGATTGATTTCGACTTCGTGAAATTTCCCGACATGATCGGGCGATAATCAATTCCGCGGTCTTCGAAATCTCGCTTCACATCTTCGATTTCTTCGGTAAAGAATGCGCAACCAAAGGAAGATGAATAACCGCCAATCGGTTCATGCTGATAATACCAACGCTGACTTAGGCAATATTCTTTGAACCGCTCTTGATTGGCATGACGATTTAAGATGAACGTCGGCAATTTCTTTAATTGCTCAATACCAATCGCCGATTGCATATCGGTCGGCCGAACGTTATAGCCGGGATAGATGAATGAAAATTTCTCAACTTTTGCATTCATCCGATTATTAATCGGTAAATGCCGCGTCCACCCATGAGACCTAAGACTTAAGAGCATGTGATAAAAATACTCGTCGTCCGTGGTAATCATCCCGCCTTCCATCGTGCAAATATGATGGGCGAAATAAGTAGAATGCGACGCCATCGCGCCGAACTTCCCAGTCTTCACGCCAAAATATTCGGCACCCATGGATTCGCAGTTATCTTCCAATACCGGAAGGTCTGGAAACTTCGCAAAATCATTCGGATTGCCCAAAAGATTGATCGCCAAAATCAAATCGGCCCCTTCAGCGGCCATATACAGTTTTGGAAGATCGTAATTTAAGGTGCTGCGATCCACGTCCACGAAACGAAGTTTCCAACCGTATTGCTGAAATGGGCTATAGGACGTTGACCAACCAATAGCCGGGACGATCACGGTTCCTTTCCCGTGCCGCAAAGTATGCGCGGCAACCATTAACAAATTCGCGGATGATCCGGAATTCACCGCAACACAATATTTCGAACCGATATAGTCGGCGAATCGCTGTTCGAATTCCGTGGTCTTCGGCCCCATCGTGCATTGGCCGGAATCGAGTGTGTCTAAAATAGCTTTGCGTTCTTCTTCGCCCCAAGTCGGGGAAGCGGTTGGATAATTATTCATCGATCATTTCGTATATTAATTGCTGAAAGGAATATTCGGGTTTCCAACCGAGCTTAAACGCTTCGGCCGGATCGCCCTGAAGTACATCTACTTCGGTGGGACGAAATAATTTCGGATCGATCTCAACGAATTCTTCCCAATCATGACCGACGTATTCAAATGCGGTTTCAACAAATTCTTTAACCGTATGCGTCTCGCCAGTCGCAAAAACAAGATCGCGCGGCTTATCGAGCTGCATCATTAGATGCATGCCACGGACATAATCTTTTGCATGTCCCCAATCGCGCTTAGCCGCTAAATTTCCCAATTTCAATTTATGGGGCATGTCTCGGCCATATGTGCGCAAGGCATAGCAATAACTTGCGACTTTCTTTGAGAGGAAGACATGCCCGCGCAAAGGCGATTCGTGATTGAATAAAATTCCATTACAAGCAAACATCCCATAGGCTTCGCGATAATTAATCGTTAGCCAATGCGCGGCGAGCTTCGCCACACCATAAGGACTTCGCGGACGAAATGGCGTTTTTTCATTCTGCGGCGCGGGAGCGGAACCAAACATTTCAGACGTTGACGCCTGATAATATTTCGCGCCAACGCGGCGCGCGCCTTCTAAAACATTCATTGCGCCGAAGGTGTTTATCTCAAATGTTGCTTGCGGAACCTTAAACGATTCCCAAACGTATGATTGGCCGGCGAGGTTATAGACTTCATCCGGTTTGATTTCTTCTATCACCTGAACGATTCCGGGATCGATCACATCGCTTTCGATAGTAATCACATTTTCCGGAATGTTGGGAACAGAGGACGTTCTTCGAACGATCCCGTACACTTCGTAACCTTGTTGACTCAGGAATTCGGACAAATAGTGTCCGTCCTGGCCTGTTACGCCAGTTATTAACGCTTTCATTTTTACCTTTAACGGTAGATGTTTAACTGAAGGACATTACGCACTTGATTCGTGCGCCGAACGCCGTGGAAAGATTTCCCCGTGCGCCAAAAATGAAATCCCGTATTCGGGAAATAGGGGATGGTTTTTATATAGGTGAAATCATCAAACGAATGATGTTTACTGCCGTCGCAGTGAAACCCAGGCCGCTCGAAAAGCGATGTTCCTAATTCCGGATGCGAGAAATCTTTCGCTAAATAAAACAGGTAAGTTTCTAAATCGCGCCCGCCGTCTGTGTGGGGGCCGATCTCATAACCGGGAAAGTCGCGGCATAACTGAAGCCGCATTCGATCCCCAAAGAGCGTTTTAAACTCATCTTCGATTTCGGCCCAAAACCCATCTTGGATATGATAGATCGTCCGATTCGGATAGAGATTATATTTTGTATATTCGTCGTCTTTGGGAAGATGCTTTAGCATTTCCTGATATTGCGGGAAACAATTTTTAAGAATTTGATGCGGGTATGGGTCGTTGAAACTCTCGACTTCCATTTCCGGAATTTCGAAACTTTTTTCCGCCTTTGAGGTGGACAAGATATTCTCCTAAGATCGTTTTAGGAAGTACGTCTAATTCATCCTGCATTTTCCATCCGCCCACCAAATCATGATAAGGCGTTTGGGTCATGTTGATAGCGGCATCTAGCGCATAACAATCATGCCAACCGGGCAAAGTAAAAAGCATTCCTCGACGATAGATATTCATGTAGGTATCGAGGAAATTTTTAAAAGCCGGATGCGCGGTATTAAAACCAACAAAGCCGGTCTCGGTATAAAACCCAGGACGGCTTAAGATCGCGAGCGCCGCATCCTTAAAAAGAGATGTCATGAAACCTTCCGTGACCGGTTTCAATAATTCCGAGTCACCATCGATCCAAAAAACGGGAGTCTGCGTGAGTGAGGCTTTCCCTAAGCAATCGAATTGGGCAAACGCCTTATGGCAGAAACGCACCGCGTCATAGGTATAGGAATAACCCCCCATTATCTTCCCCGAGAACATGGGGTTTTTCGAACAATACGATTTGAAAGTCTCGTATCCGAAAACGCCATTCAGGTAGCGATAGCCGATCTTCGGATGTTCTAAGGGAGGTATTTCATCGACATAGGCGATAACTTCCCCAGGCCAATGCTTAATCAAGCTATAAAGCAATTTCTCACCATAGAGTTCATAGCCCGATGGCGAAAACGTCGTGAGCGCGATCATTTTTTCTTTTTCAAAATTCCGGTTTTCTTATCGGCTTTATTAAATTCCTTGGCAACCTTCATCGGCGGACAGGATTTATAGCCCGCACCATGCGAACAAGCGGCCATTAACTTCGCTTGCGATTTGCTTTTAGATGGCATTTATAAGACTCCGATTTGAAATCGATATTGATCGGCAAGCGTATAAAGCAATTCATTTTCCTTTTGCCAATCGTGGGTGATAACGCCAACTCCAGTACGGGGAGAGGCATCGTTTCGCAAAAACGGTTCCTTCGGGTTTAGCAGGGTATCGAATCCGATCAAGGTAATTTGTTGCGGCTCGTAATAATGCGCGGCCATGATGATCGCGGCCAATCCTGTCGAAACATTGGGATGGTGCGCACCGCTTTTGCGAAAAATATCATTCCAATAATCCGTAAGATTTTGCGCGATCATAAAAAGCGCGCCAGTACGGCGAATAGTGTCCATCACCGGACCTATATCGAAATCGCCTTTCTTGGGATAGAGCCAATAAAGCCCGGACATCACTTTATTGCATAGCCCAACGACTTCGGTTGATAGACAAAGCGCGTCGGTCCTGTTCCCATAATCTTCTGTGCCAATTAACGGCGCGCAATTTTTAAGGCGGACTACCACATCATGACTATCAATCTCACTGCCCAGTTTCTTCCCCATCGGGGATGGCCCGTGTCCGACAATTGCGATCTTCATTAATGGGCCTTTTGTTCCCCTGTGAGCAACCAATCAATGACGGCAATCACCGGGTCAACGTCTTTCGTCGTCACGGGGTATTGTTCTTTCAACCAAACTAAATACCCGCGTAGATTCGATAGTTCTTCGCCTAGCTCATCGACCTGTTGCATTGTTAATGGTCCTTTGGAGGCGAGATTCAACGTATTTTGAATACAGGTCAGCGCCGGACGAATACGAATACCCGTGTCGATATACTCAATCTGAAGAAACGTTAATCGTCCTTTCAATTCGTCCAGCGCTGAAATTTCCTGTTTCATTAACAGCCCTTCTTACCCTTACCGCCTTTGCCTTTTTTGGAACGCATGGAGTTCTCCGTAAACAGTGACCGACCCATAAACAATATGGGGCCAAACATCTCTACCACCTAACTTATCGCAAACGTTGTACCAAAGCGGATAATTCACTTCCCCGTTTTTCGGCGGCTGGATGGCGTGACATTCTGTGCCGATACTTCCGGCGATGTGGACGAGGGTTTGCGTGACACTAACGACGCGATGTAGGCACGCCACGAACGCGAATAGGTCTTCAAATGAGTCAGTGAAGTCGAAAGGACACGGCTCGCACCATACAGGCGTCGCCAAAGCTGGCCCATCATCTTTTCTATATTGAAGGTCAAAGTAAGTACCCTCCGTTGTTCGAAGAACTTCAGGATCAATAAATCCATGCCGGGAATGCCAGCCTAAGCCAATCCAAGGTCGCGGAAATTGATTCAAATACGTCTGCCAACGCGAAACGCGCTCGGGGTCTGGCTTCAAAAACGGCTTTCGGGGGAAGTGAGACAAATCACGTCGATACCACGGTAATAACTCACCGCTCGCCATGATGGCATCGCCTTCCGTGACTTCGGAAAGTAACCGGCGTTCGCTCGTGGTAATTCCAAAGGATCGCTCAACAATGGAATTTAATTGTTTGTAACCCACCCATTCTATGCCTTTTCCATAACGCACCAATAAATCCGGTAGTACGCTAAGGAAAAGAATCTCATCGCCTAAGCCTTGCTCACCCATGACGACTAGATGATTTACCGGGAACGCATCCCAACGCTTAATGGGACATCTCTCGCCATCGGCACCCATGAAGGTCTTAAACCAATTACTTCGATATTGCCAACCATCCCAATTGGTGAAGTCGCCCCGTCGTAATCGAATCGTACAAATATCCCATCGATAGGCCGGTTCAAAGGCGCGCATATCGAGCGTGCCGTATTTCTTGATGGTTTTAAGAATGAGTTTCTTGTGGCGTTGCTTATGGAATTGATTTTCATCGCACTGGTTTATAACGGCGCAATGATCGTCGTATTCGCGCTGTTGCGCGGCATTCAATCCCATTTATTCATCCAACATGCGACAGAGTTTCATAAATCCCGCATGAAGCACCATCCCAACCGATGGCCCTTCGCTATCCGGGCCCATGCCAAAGACGGTTAATTTGTCACTCGATATCACGATTCCGATACACCCCACGTCGCCATAAACACCATTTTCGATCTCATCGGCGAGTGAACGTAACGACGCAACCGGATCGCGGTAATTATGCTCATAGAGAGTGACCAATTTTGCCGTCATATCATCCTTTGAATAAAAGCGCGTGACGTGCGCAACCCGGACCGCTCATGCATCCCTATGGAGTAGACGCACACGGACTGCGAGTGTTATTGGCATCACCGCTCGCTGGACGCGGGGCATAGCGCCCCAGGGCTACTAACTTTGCGAAGTGGTATTCGGGAGCGGCGGCCGAGCTTGAATATCGACTGTCCCGCTTTGATACCTCACCCAAGAGGTACGGGACGCGTAGGGTTTACGCTTTGCGTCCTTCCGCAATGCGCCGCATATCAAATCGGTGGAACGGGATCGAAGATAGCTTTGGTAATGCGTACTTGAGCGCGACGAAGGGATTTCGCTCGCGCTTTCTCAATTCGTTTTTGATGCTGGCGCGAGCGTCGCGCCTTGTTTTCTTTTAATCGGTTACTGTCTTTGTAAAATTTGCAGGAGGGTTTATTTCTACCGATCTTTGACATTCAATCTCATGAATCGCAATTTCGAATTCAGCATTCTCAATCGTGCCGCAATAGCCAAACGTTTAGCGCCGACTTCCCCATATTTCTTTGTCGAAAACGAACGAACCATGTTCCTACCTGTTTTGGCGTCGATACACACGGCGCGGTATTCGCGCATTCGATAACCGGTAATTTTGCGATAAGACCGCACCGACACGCCAACAATACCGGTCGTGGATCGCTTATCGGATTTATGGTCATACCAACCATACAGATATTTTTTACGTTTACTGACGATGGCGTCGCGATAGGCTAATGCAGCCGACAGTGATTTGCGTTTTCCGCCGAATCTCCCATCGCTAAATGTTTTTGATATGGACGGTTTTTTCTGATCGACGCGTACATACCAACAATGCGTGTTGATGCTGTCAATTCGCGATATGTAGCGATGCTTATTCAAAATAAGCTATTTCTTTTCGCGATATTTTTCTAATTCGAAATGCTGACCGAGAATGAATCCGGCCAAAAATGCCGTTTTGTGTGGTTCGATCTTATAGAAATCATCGAGAATCGAAGCGACCGGCTCCAATTTGTATTTGTAGCGTAATGATTCAATCGACCAAAGCGTTAAATCGACTTCTTTTTCGATGACGGCGCCTTTACCACCGCCACCGCCTTTGACTGTTTTGCGTTTCATTGAAGATTGTCGCCCTTAATGTCCAGTTTGAGCGAGCCTTCGGGCAATCCTGCCGCATCGGTAATGAATTTCTCGTAATCGGCGGCAATGGTCGCTACCAATTCCATGAATTTGTCTTGAATGACTTTATTTTCGAACAAATATCTCGGAATACGGGTGACTTCCGTTGACATGCCATCGAAACGGTAAATCCGGGCGACCACATCGTCACCCATAAACATGATGGCTAATTCAAATACGGTTTTGTTTCCCTTGTCGGACATGACATTCCCATAGTTTGGTTTCAATGCGTTATTTTATTCCACCACCGACGTATCTTGCATTTAAAAAGCATGCATTTGGCGGTTGCTAGATCGGTTATCATTGTGGTTGTCGTCGAATCGACACGACGGTACATAACGGACGCATGGCTATTCAAGTTAACCGTCTCATTGTCGTTCAAACGAACGAGCCATCGGCCGCAGAATTTACAAGTTGTTTCTTTCAAAACCATCGCGACCGCTGCGCCCGTTTCCTCATGGATGCGAGTACATAAATCGTCGTATTTGCCTTTGGCGACGGTCATGGCGTCATCTGCCGATC